GTTATAGCGTTTAGCATTACTTTCCCTTAATAAATCTTTTAATGCTTAGTAAATTTATGTAGAGTATCTATGAATGGGTAGAGTGTTATTAGATTCTTTTCCCCTATATGTAGGTAAGAGTTATGTCAGAAGATGACTATTCAGTAAGTTTATTAGGCGAAGTCCTAAATGTTCCATATTGGTATTCAGATGCATTATGCAATCAAGTCAAGTATCCAGAAAATGACCCAGATTGGTGGTTTCCAGAACGAGGTAGTTCTACAAAAAAGGCAAAAGAGATATGTAATCGTTGTCCAGTAAAAGAACCTTGCTTAGAACAAGCACTAGAACGAGGTGAGAGATTTGGTATATGGGGTGGTAAGTCAGAGAGAGAACGCAGAGCAATTAGAAAAGAAAGAAAAATGGCTCCATTACCACTAAATGAAGATTATGATGATTAAGTAATCATCTATGGGTGACCATAGCAAGAATACTAAGGCGTGTGTGTTTTTTAAATACCACGCCTTTTTATATTTTTTGATAAAGTATTGTTAGTCGGATTCCACACCGACCTCCTCCCATCATCGGCTCTCTTAGGAGAGCTGTATCTATAACTGTTATCTGTTAAAATATATTTTATGAGTGTTCAATGGGAACCAGAAAAAGAAACTTGGCAAGAATTTAAAAAACGAAGAAGTGCTAACTCTGGTATTTCTGGCATGGGTCAAAAAAAGCGTGAGGGTACAGGAAAGATAAATAAATCAGAACTTCGTGAAAAAGCATTAAAGAGAGCTGATTATCAATGTGAGTGGCATGAGTGTACAGATAGAACATGGCTAGAAATGGCTCATATCAAAGCTATAGGCATGGGTGGAAAAAATAGAAACATATCCAATGAATTATGGAATGTTGCGATATTATGTAAAAGACATCATGATATATTTGATGGCAGACAACAAGCTGGTGCTCACAAAGAGTATCAAAATTTATTAAGAGGTTATTTAAAAAGAGATGCCGAGATATGATTACAAATGTAGAAACGAGAACTGTGGTAAATCTTATGAAATTACTCACAGTATTTTAGAGGAACCAGAAATTAACTGTCCTTTGTGTCAGTCTTTTTGTACTAGGCAAATTTCTAAAAATGTAATGTTTGAGACACCTGTTGATGTTGAGTGGGAAAAAGACCCTAAAGACTTAACAACAAAATCTTTAAGTAAATTTAACAAAGCTAAAAAGAAAAAATTTAGGTGGTGAGATGAGTATAGAATATGACTATTTAACTGATGAAGATAAAAAGACTATTGTTGAAAATGAGTTAAAAAAATTAGAAGCACAACATTTTGGTATGAAGATGATTGAACCTTCTAAACTTCAACAACAAGCAGAACATTTACAATGGCAACAAGCTATTACTACAGTTGAAAATAATATTAATAAAATAAAAAAGAAAAAATCTGAACTAGGTATTTAATGCCTGTCTACATACCTGAACTACCTGGTTTACATAAAAACCAAAAAGAAGTATCAAAATCTGATGCTCGTTGGAAAATACTATGTGCTGGTAGGCGATTTGGTAAAACTAGGCTAGGTATTCATATGTGCATGGAAGTTGCACTTAATGGTGGTAGAGCTTGGTGGATTGCACCTACATTCGCAATAGCTAGAGTTGGTTGGAGAGCACTAGAAAACGCAGCTTATTCTTTTCCTCCAGAAATACAACCCAAAGTTTCATTAGCGAATATGGAAGTTACATTTCCAAATGGTGGTTCTATATCTTGCAAGTCTGCTGACAATCCCCAAAGACTTAGAGGTGAGGGTTTGGATTTCTTAGTTATGGATGAAGCTGCCTTTATAAAACCTGATGTTTGGCAAGAAGTATTAAGACCAACTCTTACTGAAAGAAAAGGTTCTGCATTATTTATTTCAACACCAATGGGTATGAATAATTGGTTTTTTGATTTATGGGAAACAGCTGGCAATTCTCCAAACTGGGAAAGATTTCAATATTCTACATATGATAATCCTGCGATAGACCCAGAAGAAATAGACTCTGCAAAAGATGAAGTTGGTTCTATTGTGTTTGCACAAGAGTATTTAGCAGAGTTTGTTGATGCAGGACAAGGCATGCTAAAACCAGAGTGGATGCAATATTTTCAAGTACAAGACAGAATGTATAAAGGTGGTGGTTCTCAATGGCAACCAGAAGAAATGGTTCACTTTGGTGCTGCTGACTTAGCTGTAACTACAAATACTCAATCTGATTACACAGTTGTAATATCTTACGCTATGTCACCTGATATGAAACTCTATGTTGAAGACATGCAAAGGATAAAAATAGAAGGTCCTGACATAATTCCAATGATAAACAATATGTATAAGAAGTATAGGTGGGCATATGTGTGTATGGAAAAACAAGGATTTACTAAAACTTTTATACAAGAAGCACAGCGTAGAGGTATGAGAGTTAGAGAAATGGATGCTAGCAAAGATAAAATAACACAGGCTATGCCTTTATCGGCTAGGATGGAGGCAGGCGATGTGTTATTTCGTTCTAATGCATCGTGGTTGGAAGATTTAGAGAGAGAGCTTATGACCTTTCCTGTAGGCAGAAACGATGATATCGTTGATGCTTTAGTATTGGGTGTACAGGCATTAGTTCAGAGGAGAAGCTGGCAGGCATATTAATGGCAGAGAATAAAAATTTTTTACAAAGAGCAACAGAATATTTAAGTAAACCTAGTGAAGCTTCACTTAGGAAAATGGCTAGTTACAATCAAAGCCTTGCATCAAGCAGAGATAGTTCTGTTTATGGATACAACACAACAGCAGGTTTTTGGGAAACAGCAGAATTAAAAGAAATTGGTGATGGTACAGCAAACTCTGCTGTGGTTGCATGTTTAAATGTACTTGCTACTTCTTTCGCTGAACCAGCATTACAAGTTGTAAAAAGAGACCAAGTATTTGGTGATAGAGAAGTAGATTACAAACATCCAGTTACTGAATTATATAGAAGACCTAATGAGTTTATGTCATCAAGTCTTTTATCACATTATATTGTTCTCTCACTAAATGCTCATGGTGATGCATTTATATTTAAAAACAGAAATGCCAATGGTAAAGTAGTTTCACTTGTTCCTTTAATGCCAGGACTTGTAGATGTAAGAGGTAATACTTCTAAATTAATTACACATTACGAATATTATGCATCACAAAAAAATGCAACCTCTGGAGAGCCAGTAAAAATTGACCCTAAAGATATTATTCATATCCGACAAGGAATTGACCCAAATGACCATAGAAGAGGTCATGCACCACTTAAATCTATTCTTCGTGAATTATTAGGTGATGAAGCAGCAGGTCAATATACAACTGCATTATTAACAAACTTAGCTGTTCCAGGTGTAGTTCTCTCTCCAAGAAATGATGCAATGGGTGGACCAACTAGAGAAGAAGCAGAAGCTATTGCTGAACTTTATAAACAAAAGTTTGGTGGTAAAAACAGAGGTGCACCAATGGTGTTATCTGGCTCAATGAATGTTGAAGTTGTTTCTTTTTCTCCTGACCAAATGAAGTTGACTGAATTAAGAAAACTTCCAGAAGAAAGAGTTTCTGCTGTTCTTGGTGTTCCAGCAATATTGGCTGGACTCGGTGCTGGTCTTGATGCTGCTACCTATAACAATACTGCTGAACTAAGAGAGTTCTTTACTGAACAGAGATTGGTTCCATTATGGAAAACAGTTGCTAATGAATTAACACATCAACTATTAATTCCTGATTTTGGAGATACTGGTCAAACTTGTGATTATGACATTCAAAATGTAAGAGCTTTACAAACCGACATGGATGATTTGTATAAAAGAGTAAACATGGGTGTAGCTGGTGGTTGGATAACTATTGGTGAAGCAAGAAAAGTAGTCGGACTAGATGTAGATGAAAATCATAATGTTTATTTAAGACCAATGAATATGTTACAAGTTCCTGTAGATGGTGAGGCACCACAACCTACACAAGAACAAGAAAATACTAGAAATAACGACCCACAAGCTGGACAATTAGTTGAAGCTGCTGATAGTGAAGCTAGTTACGAAGCTAAATTATTAAGAAAATTATTTGATGCAAAGATGGACACTGTAGATGCAGTTCCTGAAACCACAAGACAAGCTGTAACATTTACACCATCAAGAAATATGTGGATGTTTACAACACAGGAAGCTGCTGAAAGAAGAGCAGAACAAATTGGTTGTTCAGGTTTTCATACTCATAAGATAGAAGATATGACTTACTATATGCCTTGTAGTTCTCATGAGAGTTTTGAAAGGACAAAAAAATCATACATCGATGGTATTGTTGAAGAGTTAAAAGTTTCATTAGAAGAAGCTGAAGTTTTATTTGAACAGGAATTTGAGATAGGTGAAATGACAGAAGAGAAAGCCCAAGTCTTACCAGAAATTTTTGATACTAGAAAAGAAGCAGAAGAAAGAGCTAAAGTTTTAGGATGTGAAGGTGCACACGAATATGAATTGAATGGTCAAACATATTACATGGCTTGTTCAACACATGAACAATTTGAAAAAGCAATGAGTAAACCAGAAAACGAAGGTAAAGCTTCAGAAAATATTAAAAAAGAAAAACCTATGAAAGATAGGACAAATTTTCCAAGCCCTGGTGATGACCAACAAGTATCTATTTCTAATTCTAAATATAAACAATTTCCTTTTGGTTATGCTAAAAGTTTAAAAGAAGATTACCCAGAAATATGGAGAAGAGGTGGTAATGGTGGTAACCCACCAACCTCATTTACAGGTAATGATGCTTTTAACAGATGGAGTAAATATCAATCTGGAGATAGAAGTGAATCAGTACTTAGCTGGGTTCGTAGAAGAGAACGCTTTATGGGAAGACATCAAAACAATAACAGATTAGCTGGTGTTGTTGCCGCGATTAAATGGGGTGGTGTTCTTAACATGGGAGTTCCTGCAATGAAAAAAGTTATTAGTGACCAAAAAAAGGTTGTTAATGCTAGAAGAAAAGAAGCTAGAAAACTAGCAATAAAAATTGCTGATGAAGTAAGTTCTAAAGCTGTTACTTCTGCAATCTCTAAAGCACTAGATAAAAAAGTCGAAGACCATAATTCTAGTAATCCAAAACATAAGGCAACAAAGAGAATGTTAGTATCAGTTTTTAACAGGGGTGTAGGTGCTTATAGAACTAACCCTAGTTCAGTAAGACCAAGTGTTAATTCAGAAGAACAATGGGGATTAGCACGAGTTAATGGGTTCTTGTTTGCTTTGAAAAACGAGAAGTTTAAGAGAAAGCCATACGATACTGATTTATTGCCTTCAAGCCATCCACTCTCATCTAAAAAACAGATGGCTGAAGTAGATAATAAAGTAGAGAACCCAGACACACCTTAAGATAAATACCACGCATTTTAGAGACTTTTGTTAATGTTTATACTATATGCACCTAAATAAATCTGTTAACAGTTTATATAGGAGATGCACTCGTGAGTGAAATTAAAAATATCGACTTAGAATTTAAAGCAGACGGTGAAGGTAAAGTTTCTGCTGTTTTCTCAGTTTTCAATACATTAGATAGCGATGGTGATGTTGTCGTTCCAGAAGCTATCAAATCAGGATTTAAATCAGGTTCAGTTCCAATGGTATGGGCTCATAAATGGGATATGCCAATTGGTAAAGGTGAAATCAAACAAGATGGTGATAAAGCTACTTTTGAAGGTTCATTCTTTATGGATACCGAGTCTGGAAAAGAAGCATACAACTTAGTAAAAGCTATGGGTGACTTACAACAATGGTCATTTGGTTACAGAGTTAACGATAGCGAAAGAGGTAAATTCAAAAGCAGTGATAAAGAAGTTGATGCTAGATACTTAAAAGATTTATCAGTATATGAGGTATCACCTGTACTTGTAGGTGCAAACCAAGATACATACACAATGGCTATTAAATCTAATAAGGAATTACTAGAAGAACTTACAAAAGATACTTTAAGTTCAGATTCTTTTATAGAAAAAGAGCCAGAAGAAAAACCAGCAGAAGAAATTGTTGCTCATGATGCAAATGCAAAACACTGTGAATGTTGTAGTAAAGGATATGGTTCTTGTGACTATGACAAAACAGGTAAATGTGCAAAAGAGATGAAAAAATCTGCTGACATTGATGAAGTTTCAGAGGAAGAAAAAAAATCTTTCTCAGAAGAAGTTAAAGATGTGCTTGCCGCATTAAATAACTTAATGACACGAGCTAACGCCATTGCGATGTTGCGTGCCAAGGATGGGAGAAAAATAGGAACCAAGGCAACTGAGGCTTTAAGGGCAGTTCAGGAAGACCTTATAGATGCATGGACTGAAATAGATTCATTTATCTCTGAGGTTGGAACCGAAGAAGCTTTAAATGTTGACTTAGAAGAAGAACAAGCTGAAGAGCCTGTAGATGTTGTTGAAGAACCAACAGATACAGTCGATACTGAAGAAGTAGCTGTCGAACCAGAAGAAGATACAGAGAATCCTGAAGAATCTGATGAAGTAGAAGAAGTAGTTACTGAAGAAGTTCCAGTAGATAACACTGAATCAGTTGATAGTGATGACTTGGAAGATGATGTGTGGATAGAAAGCCAAAGATTAATAGCAGAAGCTATTGATGTAGAAGCAACCGACAACGAAGTATAAGTAATCTAATAGGAGATAATTTACAGTGAGTAAAGTACAAGAGCTTAGAGAAAATATTGCTAAGTCTCGTGAAGAACTTAAATCTGTATTTGATGCTCCAGCTGAAGAAGGCAAGTACTCTAATGACCAAAAAGAGAAAATCAAAGGTCTTAATGAGGAACTTGCTGGTTCATTAGACGAGCTAAAGATTGAAGAATCTAAAGCTGCTAATGAAAAAGCTATGGAAGTTAGCAACGAAGTTGTTAATGAACTTCCTGTAGTTGAAGAAGCTCCAGCTGGCGTTAAATCAATAGGTGAGCAATTCACAAATACTGACGCTTATGCAAAATACATGAGCAATGGTGTTAAAGGCGTAGATTCTCAAGCAGAATTTAAAACAACATTAAATACCACAGGTTATCCACCAGAGTCGTTAAGAGCACCTGGAATATTAGAGACAGCTTTAAGAGACCCTAATGCTGTTATTGGATTGTTTGACCAAATTCAAACATCCCAAAACGCATTTGTATATCTTGAAGAGACAACATTCACAAACAATGCAGGTGAAATTGCAGAATCTGGAGACATCTCCAGTGCAAACGAATCAGCATTGGCTTTCACAGAAAGAACAGAGAGCATTCGTAAGATTGCTACTTTCTTGCCTGTGACAGATGAATTGTTGGCTGACGTTTCTGGTATCCAAGGATATGTTAATTCACGTCTCACAACAATGATGAGATTAAGAATGGACAACCAATTACTAAATGGTAATGGTTCCGCTCCAAACTTGACTGGTGTATTACAAAAATCTGGTATTAACACATTTGACTATTCTTCATATTCTGGAGAATTAAGCAGACTTGGACAAGTGTATCAAGCAATTACAGAAATCAGAAAAGACGCTTTTGTCGAACCTGATACAGTAGTTATGCACCCAAGTGACTGGTATCAAATTGTAACAGCAGTTACAGACCAAGCAGGAGATGCAGCCGCAGGTCTTGCTTCTAAGAATCCATTAATCGTAGCCGCAGGTGGCTTTGGTGGCGATGTAGCCGCTAGATTATGGGGTCTTAAAGTAGTTCCGAGCACAGCAATCGCAGAAGGTACCGCATTAGTCGGTAAATTCGGTGGTGGCGATGCTGCTCAAATTGTCATGAGGGAAGGTGTTGACCTTGCCGTATCTGACAGCCATAGTGACTTCTTTGCGAAGAATCAACTAGCTATCAGATTAACCATGAGAATGGGCTTTGTGGTCTATAAACCAACAGCTTTCTGTTCTATAACAAACTTCTAAGTTTGATTTAGACGATAGTGTGAAGAGCCCTCTTCGGAGGGCTTTTCTAATACCAAGTAATTTTATTTTATAAGTTAGGATTAATGATTATGTATACAATTCCAGAAAAAAATATTTATAAGCTACCTGATGGAAAGTTATGGGAAGGTGACCCAGTAGATGTGCCAACTTCACAAGCTGACCTAATTGCTAAAGCTGGTAAAGAATATCCAACTGACTGGCTCAAAGAGCAAGGTTGGGGTAAAAAAGACAAGCCTGCTAAGAAAAAAGCAGCAAAAAAACCAGCCAAAGCAGTTAAAAAATCAGAAGTAGAAGATAAAGCTCTAAAAGATTTCGATACCGAAGATAAGTAAGGAGGTCTAAATGGCTTTCTCAACCGCAGCCGATGTGGAGGCTTATACTCGTATTGATTTTGATACGGATTTAGAGACACATTTAACAAACAATTTAATACCATTTGTAGATGAAGCAATTGTTCAATTTGTTGGATATGATGTTGAATATAAAGAACAAGTTGAAACATTTACAGGTGACCAAACTAAAGAAATCTTTTTAACACATATGCCTGTTAGGTCTGTAACTTCTGTTGTAGAAGATGATTTTACATTAACTGAGGGGGCAAGTGCTGATTATGTATTTTATCCTAATGGAAGACTTCGTAGAATAGGTATTAGATGGTCTTATGCTAGAGAGCAAAATATTGTAGTAACTTATAATGCTGGTTACACAGCTCATGGTGGTGGACTTTCTACAGATTTACCCTCAGTATTTAAAATGGTTTCTGCAAGAGCTTCAGCTAGATTATTAGAAGCAGTATTAGTTGTATCATCACAACAAGAACCATCTGAAATTACAGACCAAAATACATCTGCTGGCACAGCAGGTAATTTTAACTTAACAACATCAGAAAGAATTGGTGACTACTCAGCTAATTATGATATTGGTTTAGATGCTTTATCTATGCCACCATTATCACAATCTGATAGAACCTTGTTGTCACCTTATAGGAAATCATTTTTCGTGTAGATTATGCCTAATAAAAAAGCACCGAGTGTTGAGGATGCAAAAGAGCTTTTTATAGGAAATCCTAATAAATTACTTAAGGAATGGTCTAAAGAATGGGGTGTTTCAGTAGAAAGGGTAAGACAACTTAAAGTAGAAGCTGGATTATCTATTGGCAATGAAATAGATTACAAAATAGCAGAACAAGTAATTCAAAGAATACAATCTGGCATAGGAACTATAACAACTAGAAAAACTTATGAAGGTTTACCAGTTGGATATGATAAATTTAGAACTTGGTGTATAAAAGATATAGAACTAGCAAAACAGGCAGAACAGGCCAGAAATAATTTTTTAAATTCTTCGTATAATCCTACAGAAAAAGTATGTTACAAATGCTCTATTAATAAATCTATTAATGAATATGAAAAATCAGCTAAGTATAAAGATGGATACAACAGGTATTGTAAAGACTGCCATTCAAAAATTAAAGAAAACTCTGTCAAGCTAGATAAGAAAACTTGTATGTTATGTAAACAAAGTCTTTCACCGAGTTCTTTTGATAGCAATTCAAAGTTTAGAGATGGTCTGTCATTGTTTTGTAAAACTTGTAAATCGAAAGAAAGAAGAAAGACTAGAAGAATTAACGAAAATCTAGGCATTTAATATAAAGACAGAAATTTTACTTTGCCATACTATATTTATGGTATGGCAGGTAAGTATCCAGAACGATTATTAATTAACACAGTACACATTCAAAGAGTATCTAGTACTGATGTAGATTCTCGTGGTCTACAATCCACACAATGGTCTAATAGTACAGAAAATGTTAAATGCAGATTAGTTTTTAATAACGAAACAGAAAACAGAGGTGGTAGAAATACTATTGTGCAAAGTTGGACAGGTTTTTTTCAAGGAACTGTAGACATAAAAGCATCTGACAGATTATACGAACCAAGTACAGGTAGATATTTTGAAATAGATAATGTAAGTGTTTCAAACAACAGAGTTGGTAGAAGTATAGTTAAGGTTTTAAGTTTACTTTATAGAGAATAATGCCTAAACGATTAGACACTCAAGTCGGAGAAAGAGTATTCGTTGAAAGGCACTCTTTTATATCTGAAAACAGAAAAGATGTAATTTTAAAAAAAAGGCAAGAAGCTAGATTATATAGAATAAACAGGTCAATGTTATGGGCTAAGTCAATGGGTGCTCAAACACAAGCTACCAATTATTTAACCAATGCATCTTATGGCTTCCTTCAAATGGTCAACGACATACAAGCATTTTTTGTCACAGACAATTTACTTAAATCATTAGCAGCTCGTTATATGTGGACTAAAGGTGGTAAATTTTTAGCAAATGCACAAAACAAAGTTGTTCCAAGTGGATTTGGACCTTTAAGTCGTTTGATGCGTGTTCAAGCTGGTAGGCAATCTAAAAAAATACTTGCAGGTGTTTCTGCAAATTTATTTGTTACCAGTGAATTTACAATTGTAAATGTTAAATCTATGGAAAGACAAATAAAAAATCAATTAGCACAAGGTGCTGGATTAGGTAGAAAATGGGCTTTAACTGCATCTGCTTTTGCTGTATCAGGTGCACCAGACCCATATAGTCAAGCACAGAAAATTATGGGTGGAAACAAAAAAAGAAGTATGGATGGTTTTGATTTTGAAAGCAATCAATCAGTCTTAAAAAATTCTGACACATTTATAAACTTAGTAACTCAAGGTGCTAACCCAGCAGAAGCTAAACACTATATGAAGTATTTATCAACTGGCAATAATCCAAACGCTTTACTTGATAATTACAGAAGACATGTTGCTAGAAAAAGAAGTGGCGAAATGTTAGTTAATGGAAATACAGGAAGAATGAGACCTATTGATGATGTGTTGAACGATTTAGAAAAACAGACTTTGGATAAAGGTAATAAATTAACAACCATGTATGACGACAGAAGAGCTAAAGGTGATTTTGAAATTACAGGAACAAGAATTGTTCAAAATGAAAGAGGAGAAGATATTTCAATACCATCTCGAAAATATGACAACTTTGGTTTTGGTACTGATAAAGACAAATCTGACCTAAGAGATTTTTTATCACAACATAGTGATGATGAAATTGATGAATTTGTAGATGGTATTTTAGGTTATGGTCAATTAAGTTCAAAGTTTGGACCTGTAGATGAAAATGAGAGCATTGGTAAAAGATACAATATTTTATGGAACTTAGGTAGAGAAGTTGGTGAAATAAGTAGAAAAAGAAATACATGGGGAGACAGCATTAAAGTTCCTAGATATAATGGTAGAAGAATTGTTGCTAAATCATGGGCTAAATCTATTGCAAGAGGAACTGAAACAGGACCATATGTTGATAATGCTATGAGATTTGTTAGATTAGTTTCTAAGAATATGGTTGGTGCAGAGGGTGGTGGTTTTAGTCATCAAAAAGCAGCAAAAGAAATTCTTTCATCAATTTTAGGAACAGCAGATTTAAGTGACTATAACGAAATGTCTACAATTGTTGGAAATAAACAAAATGGAAGAATAGATGATAAAAGAGTAAATTATAAAGTTATAAAATCTAGCAATAATCCAAATGACCCTAACTATATACCTAGTAGATTTCAAATACAAAAAGCAATACATATTGATGATGAATATAAGTCAGATGCATTTATGAATTTTTCAATTAGCTTTGGTGGTAAAACACCTCGTTCTAAATTTGCTGATGCAATTTCTGATGCCCAGCAAATAGAGTTTGGTGGACCAGCTACTAACAGTATGGATTGGCGTAAATCTAGGTCAAAAGATAAACAATTCAAAATAGGCAATAGAGCTGATAACTTTATTTACAATAGAACTTTGTTTATGAATAAAGCTGGTAACAAAGCTCTAAAAGCTGTAGGAATTAATGCAAACTTTAGAACACCTACAAAACTAATTGATGGAATAAATATTAAAGGTGGTATAAAACCTACTGAAAAGCAAAAAGGTTTCACAATGCTAATGGACAGAAGGTTAAAGGATTTAATGACTTCTGAAATAGAAGCTACAAATGTTAGAGGAATTAACAATGCTGATGTTCAAAAAAAAGCATTGAAATCATTATTTGATGACCCTATGGGAGAAAGAAAATATGCAGATTCAATGGTAGATAGAAAAAAAGCAGCAGCAATTAAAAACTTGCAAAGACCAGGTGACAGAATACAAATGGTTGGGGTTGACGAAGAGGGTAAGGAAAAAGTCTTTACTATGAAAATGATTGATGACCCAGAACCTGATAATCAATTTAATAACTATCAAGACAAAGTTGAAGATGCAATTGGTAAATATGGTGCAGATGCAGGTGGTAGAGTTTTAAAATATTTACAAAATTATATTAGAACTAATAAAAACTTTCAATTAGGACCCATAACTATCACAGACATTCAAGATGGAAATATGGAAAAAATATTTATGACAAGATTTCCTGCAAATATATTTCATGGAACTGGAATACAAGATAATGCAACAATTATAGATGCAGTTATCTACAAAGCTGATGAGTTAAGAATTACTTCTTATACATTAATTCATGATTCTTCTATGGAACAGTACGAAAAAGCAGCTAAGAAAATACCTGATATTGTTAAATCAGAAGGTGCAAACCTTACTAATTTGTCTTTAGAAGAAAGAGACAACTGGATTTCTAATGAAGTATTAAAAAGAACTGAATTATTAGAACAACAGAGACAGATAGAATTTAAAGCAGAGGTTGCAAAAATTGATGATAGTAGATTTTTAGAAATTGCAGCAGAAGAAACAATTACGTCTATTGAAGAAAGATATAAAGCTATACAAAAAACTTCAAAAAGTGGTACTCAAAAAGCTGTTGAGGTATTTACTTCAGGTACTGGTACTACTCAAAAACTTCCAAGAACATCTCATCAAGCACAAGCTGATGCATATAACGCTAGCAACAAACTGGCTATTGCTCAAAAAATTAATGAATTAAAAGAAAAAACTGGATTACCAGTTTCCAAAATTAGACAACTAGAAGAGTTTAAAGATTTTGAACGAAGACTTTATAGTGAAATGGAAAGTGAATTAAGGGCTCAAGGTATAGATTTTTCTTTTACTTCTACTGGTCAATTAGAAGCTCGATTAATACAAGCTGAAGCACAAGTGCCACTAGATGGTGATTACGATTATAGAGAAGTGGTCTTTAGTTATTTTGAAGACCCTGACAGTGGTGTCAACTATCTTGAAGATATTCCTAGTGATGTTGCAGGTGGTAAAACAATTGCTGGCTCATATGCAGATAGAGGTGTGACACCTGACAGCACATTTGAACAATTTATACAAACTGTTGATGCATCTCTAATTACTTCTTTTAATAAAGTAAGAAGATTATATATAAATGCAGGTATGAACAAAGTTAAAATACAAGGCGACATCATGGATACAGAAAATGCTTTGATAGATACTAAAAGAAAAAAAAGGTTAGATTTTTCAAAAGGCTCTGAATTTAGAAGAGAATTAGAAAATTTATCATTTGAAGCTGAAGACCCTCAGTCAATTACAGCTTTAGGCGTTATGTTTTTTGCTACTGGAGATAGTAAATTTACAAATATAATTCTTTCACTTTTATCTAGGCAAGCAACTGGGGAAGAGATACTTAATCTAAAAGTTATAAGTCCTACAACAAGAGGTCAAGTATTAGAAATAGTTAATTCATTAGAAAGAAAATATTCTGGTGACTTGACTGAACAAAGAAAAAAAATTAGAGACTTCCTTGGTAAAAGATACTTCTAATTTTATTTTGCAAGTATAGAATACAGATATGCCTAATACAAGAAATACAAATCAAAAAGTACCACCTGATGCAGAAATTATTGCTAGAGCTTGGTCTTTAGAACAAACTGCAATTACAGACATAGTAGGTACAAGAATTGCTACAAGATTACCTAGAGATGCTGGTATGCCTTTTTTAGTATTATTTAGAAGTGGTGGTTCTTTGTTAAATCCTAGAAGTGAAGCTCATATACAAAATGCTCTTTTACCTATGGAATGCTATGCAGGTCGTTGGGGTGGTAATGATGATACTGCTGTTCCTGATTATGGTGAAGCAATGAACCTTGCAAATACCATAATCCAGTCAGCTTTCAATTATAGTAATGGGTATATACAAAGTAGTGATGGTCTAAAAGCCAAAATCTATAGTTTTGACATTATACAAATGCCAACAAGGATTGAGGAGACCACCACTGGTTTAGGAAGATATGCTATAGCGTTATCTATGACATATAGAGATGCAAGCTAGGAGAATTATGTTTAGTAACAAAGAACAAGAGAATAAGATGGTAAAAGTTAAACTTAACCCTCTATTTAATAAAGCAAACTCAGCAAGAGATGTCGTGTCTGGAAAAACTTTTCAGACAGGAGAATGGGTGGAAATTGAGTCCGAAGACTGGAATAGGCTAAAGGAAAAAAGCTGGACCTTAGATGGTAAAGCATATCCTTTGCTTATTGAAGTTGATGAGGAAGTCACTGAAGAAGAAGACAATGACGCTTCAGAGGACTATGTGGATAAAGACATTGA